AAAGCTGTTATCATTAATACTATCCATGACCACTGTTCAGCTGTACTAGACATATTACCTCCTTAAAATTGATTGATTAGTTCCATCGTGCTTGTTCTTTTCTAGCCTCGTCCCTAAAGCCTTCTTGAATAGCATGTACAATAATCTTCAAGCAGATCTCACAAGGAATCTGACTAGGCTGACAAGGTATTCCTTTATCATGTGTCTCGTTATACTTCTTTTGCTCTTCTTCTGATAATTGATACATTATTCCTCCTCCATTAATTCAGCATGCTTCTTTAAAATGTCACCATGGCATGCCTCAGGTTTACAAAAGCATCCTAATCGTTTATCAAGTAACTCAGGCAAGTCCTTCATTAACTTTCTGCCTTTAGGATGCGTTAACAACCAATGCTCAAAGTTAGCAATATTCTCTTCTCTAGTACCTTCGTAGAACTTATTACCCCACTTACCATCTTGTCCTCTGCCACTTCGTCCAATATAAACGTCATAAGGTTCTTTACGTTTAATATTAACAACTCTAATCATATACTGTCTCCTAATAAGGGTTATAAAAAAACCACCAACCGTCTGGAAGACTCTGTTTTACGTAAGGTACTCCCCCTCTTCTTCGAATTCATCCCGGTAGTACCAGCTAATATTTAACTTTGGAAACTCCTCTACTAGATGGTTATAAACATGAAATGGTGGTCCCCAAGCAGTTTCAAAACTATACGTTACTTCTTCGGGACCAGAGTCTTCAATTTCAATGCTTAGTGGATCTATCTCCCACTTCGTTCCCCAATGCTGTACAGACCAGTCATACCAGTTCTTGTCACCATATTTCCTCTTCTCTTTCTCTCCAAGACTTCCTTGATAAATATTTTCAGGCATTGGGATGATCTTATTCAATTGAAAGCGAGCTTTCTCAGTACCTACGTAGTCATCAAATCTATCTAGCTCTTCTTGACTACCATCAATATGGACTCTGTTAGAACACCAATTAGGCATAATTTTATATCTCCCCCCAACCAGCTGATCTATTCCACGCATTATCAGCACTTGCATTAGCTTCCTGTCGATCTATCTCTCGCATAGATTCTTCGTTATTTAAACAAGAATCACATGTCACTCTCATACCATGGTGATTAGTCTCACCACACTTCATTTGGATAATTCTAGTATCGTAACGACCTCTTGGAACCACTACATCTACAGGTTTACAGGACATAGCACCTCTCCTTATATACTATCTATCTGATTAAAAAAAAACAAGGACGAGCCTGCCATAAGCAGACCCGCCCCTGTTAATTAACCGTTAAACTTACAGAGAGCTTAACGTTTGCATCTTGGTCTCAACCCTCTGAGCACCTACCTGCAGTGCTTCCATAGCGTCTAAACCATGGACTTCAACGCTTAACTCTTTGTTGAAGTCCTTATCATTCAAGAAACCAATCGATTTATGATCAGCTTCAGTTCCAATAACTACTTCCATACCTTTACCTTCGGTATCAAGAAGTAGCAAATCAGGATTCTGACAAACTTTCTCGTCAACCCAAGTAGGGGTAACGAGTGCAGTTATCGCCTGCAAATCAGGATCCATTTCACTAACACTAATAACTAAGATATAAGCTGAACCTGCAAACTTAAACTTCAGCTTAATATCTTTAGCTTTAGTGCCATTACCAGTCGCAGGTGGCACTGGCAGATTAGCAACTAAATCTTCTTTGGACATAATAATATCCTCCTATAGGAAGAGTTATAGAATACAGTCGCATTCAGTCCACGAACACGACCGCATGAAACAAGAGGACACAAGCCCTCCATTCGTCTGGAAGACTTTGTTTTTGATTTTACTCAAGCCTACCCATGGATAAACTTTAAGATCTCTCTACGTACTCTCTTAATGTGTTATCTTGTGTGTAAAAAGGGGGACTTCCGTGCCCTTGGGGTGAGTTAAGGACACGGAAGCGCCTATGAAACGAGGATTAGCCTGCGTACTTGAATCCGTATTTCTTTTCGAAGTACGGGATTCGAGCTTTGGTGATAGACTTGTTCTTCAACGCAGACTTGATGTCTGAAGAACAATCGGACTCATAGCCCAGCTCGGATCGGAAGTCGATTTTAACGGCTTCTCTTCCTAATGCTGAACTCAGTGCGGTACCACCACGAATTACTGATTGGGTACCTCGAGCCAATTCTACACCAGTTTCCATTGTCTCTCGATAGAATCTTCGAGCTGTCATGGAGACCTCCTATGGTAGAAGGGTTAATAAGCACTACATAGACGCGGAATTGCGCCTGCTGGCTGGAAGCCATCTTGTGTGTAACGGATAAAGATCGTTATGTTTTGAAGGAGGGGGGGTGGTTTTGGTTCTAGCTTTTGAAGCTAGTTAGTACTGCACTTCTACCTAGAATGAAAATTTTCCCCACGGCTTTTTGAGACCATCTTGTGGGAAGTACTCCTTTATAAATAATATAATATAAGGACGGCGGGCGAGCAGGCCGTAGGCCGTGCGAAGTCCGGCGGACGCTTCTTATTCTTAGAGAAGAGCTAGACCTTTAGATATAGTAAGTTACAAAAAGTTAAATGTCGTATATGTGTATTTAACTAGGCAGTTAAATACCGTATATGTGTATTAAACTGAAGTTAAGTGTTGCTATTTGTAGTTTTTTAGATAATATATCTATTATGAAAAGATATAAAAATGCAATGGGGAATCCCCATAGAAACTTTGTTTATGTAATAGAAAAAAAGATGAATGGTAAATGGGGGCTGGATTGGGACTTTGGGTGTTACTTGACTTATGACGTGGCTGATCAGATAATGCAGGATTTTGAAAAATACAATAAACACCCAAAGGATTTTAGAATTGTTATGTATGTAAGTGAGAAACCACACGATGTTTAATAAATTTCAGCTAGGCACCACGCCTGCGATTTTTTTAGCTAAAAATAAGCTGAGCAGTTCTTCGGCCCTGGTATTGCTCAAAATGATGTATCACATCAATAGGGTGAACATGATAGTAGGTACTCCAAAGGAGATCTCCAGCAAAGCTGGAATAACGATTAGGGACTTTTCTGTGGGCATTAGAACTTTAAAGAAATGTGATTTAATTAGGAAATACACCAAGAAGGAGTATATGCTTAATCCAGATGTTATGTTTAATGGGAATGACAAGCAATATTTCATAGTTAAGCATATGTGGGATACTCAGACTAGTAAAGGACTTCGAAAATGAGTAGATATATCAATACTGATATTGCAATCAATAATAAGTTATCCCGTACGGCCCACGCGCTGGTGCTCCCACTTATGCTTTTAGCTAATAAAAACAATGAGATAGACAAGAAATCATTTACTGAACTAGTGAGCTGGATAACAGATCACCGTACTTGGGACAAATACTTAACTGAATTAGTAAACAAGGAAGTTTTGGTTCGTTTAGATATTAATACCTGGATGGTGTCCCCGCATGAGTGCTATGTTACCGGGGCATCGCATACTACACTTATTCATAAATGGAACGAGGCTCGTAATGCAATTAACTAATTTAAGAGATACCGAGACTGATTTAGAAACAACAGACCATTTAACTAAAGAGCAGTTAGCCGGGGCCGTGCCCGATAAACGCTTTCGAAGGCACATAACTGATGAAATTGTTGCTATTATTAATTCAGAACCTAATAGTGAGCTAAGAAGAGTATTTAGGGATAACACATTAACCTATTCTTCAGTGTTATCAACAGGTAAGCACTCCTTAGCAGCTTATATAAATGCTATTAAGTTTGTATCTCTCAGATTAATGGGAGATAAGGCTTCTGTTGCTTATAGTAAGGTATTCCCGGATCGTTACCAAAATTTGATAGACAAAGGGGCCTCTGCTTCCTATATAGCTAGTTTTGCTGATAATTACAGTAAAAATGCCTTAATTACTAAAATCATGGAACAAACCATGGTGCCCACGCATATATTAAATGCCGGTGTCTACCAGGAAGCTATTAATGTACAGGCAGAACTAATGCATACAGCTAAATCAGAATTAGTGAGACAAAAAGCAGCTGAAAGCTTAATAAGCAATTTAACAGCTCCAACCGCTGCTAAAGTAGAAATTGATATTGGTTACAGTAATGACGTGGTAGAAGATCTCCGCGCGACTACAAAAGCACTTGCTCAACAGCAACTAAAAATGATATTAAATGGGCAGTCAAGTGCTAAAGAGATAGCACATAGCGAAATAATAGCTAAGAAGGTTGAGCCAGTAGAAACAACTTACGAGGTAATCGAAAGTGCCGATTAAGAAATCAGTGGACCAATGGCTTAATGATATTAACTATGAAGACGATCCCACGTATGCTCCAAGTGAATTTGCCCTGGAGTTTGTATCATTTGTTAAGTTAGTTAATGGTGAAAAAGGAGAAGAGAACAAGACGCCGGTAATTCACTACCAAATGTTGGATAAAATAGCAGGTAAAAACCAGAACACTGCTAATATGTGCGCGCGGGGACTGGCTAAGACAACTATCTTTGCTGAATACCTATTCTTATATTTGGCTGTGTATGGATCAATTCCAGGGTTTGGAACAGTAGACTACGCCTTATATCTTTCAGATAGTATTGAGAACGGCGTAAAGAAAATGAGACTTCGTATAGAAAGACGCTGTGACAATAGTGAATTTTTAAAAAAATATATCAAGGAAACAAGATTTACTGATATTAGATGGTATTTTAAAAATGCTGAAGGTAAAGAATTTGTTGTTACAGGGCATGGTGCGAAGACTGGCGTTCGTGGTACAGTTGAACTAAATACGAGACCGCACCTTGCTGTACTCGATGATCTGTTAGGAGATGAAGATGCTAGGTCTGCGACTATTATTGAAAATGTTGAAAACACGGTCTACTCGGCAATTGATTATGCGTTACATCCGAATAAGAGGAAAGTTATTTGGTCTGGGACTCCGTTCAATGCTAAGGACCCCTTATATAAAGCGATTGAGTCGGGTGTTTGGTATGTTAACGTATACCCGGTTTGTGAAGTGTTCCCGTGCTCGCGTGAAGAGTTTAAAGGCGCTTGGGAAGATAGATTTAGCTATGATTACGTGAATAATCAATACCTTAAGGCTAAAGGAGCTGGACAGCTAGATTCATTTAACCAGGAGTTAATGTTACGTATTACATCAGAAGAAGACAGGCTAATCCAGGATTCAGACCTAATCTGGTATAAACGGAGTACATTGCTTAAAAACAAAGGCGCCTATAATTTTTATGTCACTACTGATTTTGCAACCAGCGACAGGGAACATGCTGATTTTAGTGTAATTAACGTATGGGCGTATAATAATAATGGCGACTGGCTCTGGGTAGATGGGCATTGTAAGCGGGCCCTAATGAACGACACCATTGATCACTTGTTTCGTTTAGTTCAAGAATATACTCCTCAGGAAGTCGGAATTGAAACGACAGGACAACAAGGAGGCTTTATTAGCTGGATTCAAAATGAAATGGGTCACCGCAATATTTATTTTACTTTGTCTACGGGGAAAAATAGTAATACAATAGGAATCAGACCTACTAAAGATAAGATGAGTAGATTTCAGCAGAATGCAGTTCCGCTGTTTAAATCTAAAAAAATATGGTTGCCAGAAGAATTAAAAGATAGTGAGGAACTTGTAGAGTTGCTTTTTGAGATATCTTTAGCTACTCTAAAGGGGTTTAAGAGTAAACACGATGATCAGATCGATACGATCAGTATGTTAGCAGAACTAAATGCATGGAAGCCAAGTGAAGTGGCTACCCAGGAAGAAGAAGATGATAGATTAGAAAACTCAGTTATGTGGGGTGATGATGGTAGTACAAAAAAAGCAGGAGATAGCTCCTACTTTGTTTAGCAACTCGCTTCAACTTGTCCTCTCAACAAGTTGATGTGTGCCTCCCGGATAGGCGAGGGTTCGGCGCCCTTGCCTATCCACTTCCTTTAGAGGATGATATGAAAGTTTCTGAATATATTGATTACTTAGCTACTGGGGAATGCAGTAAGCTTGCTATTGCTAGTGTTGGCGACATGTCTGCTAATCCAAGCCCAGCGCCTTCTGCAGTACAGTTAATTAACCAGGGTAAATTTATTAATTATGTAAATTTAGCTAATTTAGCTTTACATAAACGATTTCATTTAATGATAAAAACATATGAAATGGACAATCCATTAGATGGAGAAGAATTTACTTTACCTTCAGATTTTCTTTCTCCTATTTACGCATATTACGCTTCAGATTTTGTACAAGTACCTATTAAAGATGATTCGGTAAAATTAGTACAAAAAATAGATCATCATGTGTCCATTCTTATACCAGAACCGTTTAAAGCAGTTATTAAGGGCACAGATGCTGAAACACCTAAACGAATGCAAATTCTTTTAAAATATGCAGCAGCTCCTAAAAAAGTTAAAACAACTTACACGGATCTAAAAATAAATGAAGTGTACACAGAAGCATTACTTAATTACTCAGCGTATAAAGCACACGGCTCTATTAGTGGAGATATGAAGGATGAAAATAATACTTACTATCTTCGTTATGAAGCTAGTTGTAAACAACTTATTAATTCTGGTATGTGGGGGAATAATGAAATTGAGGTTAATACTAAATTGGAGGATAATGGATTTGTATAATTAATTTGACATTCTAAAATATTGTCTTTATTCTACACCCGCAACCATTGCCAATGCTGAGAACAACCTCCTTAGGAGTTAATAATGGCATACTATGCAGATATTAATCTCGTGGCTAATGATACAAAGCCAGAGATCAACTTAACATTAAAAGATTCTAACACCGCCGCAGCTGGTCTTACTCTAGACCCTGATGACTCCGATACATGGAGTGCCATTGATATTTCCGATCCTGCAGTTACAGTAAAATTTCGTGCCTTGGGCGCTTCAACTGTCCTGGATACGATGACGTGTATAAAAACCGTTCCTATAGATGGAAAATGCTATATACCATGGGGTGCTGATACTTTAGCTGTATCTGCCGGTACTTATGAAGGTGAAATTTCATTAACATACACTAGCGGAGGTATTTTAACTCTTTTTGATAGGCTTAAATTTAAAATACGGGATGATTTCTAATGGCTCTAGGAGGTTTTACAGGTAGTAATGCAGAAGCAGAAATAGACTATGTTAATGCTAGTACTGACATTTTCTTAGACTACGATAGTAAAAATAGGGAATTTTATTTTACAGTTCCTTTAGCTGATGCGCATGAATTTGCAATAGTAAAACCAGCATTAAGTGATGTCTTTGCACTACTGGATTCTGCAGCACTACATCCACTTAAATTACCTTCAGATAGCGTCACTGTTTCAGATACGGCCTATAGAGTACTAACTAAAGCTCTAGCAGATGGTTTTGCTTTAGATGACTCGGCATTAATAGACAAAGATTACGTTGGAACTAAAGGCAATGTTACTACGATGCTGGATATTTTTGGGCTGTCGTATGAACATCCTGTAGCTGACAGCTGTAGTATGAGTGACGTAGTTGAACAAGCTTGGGGTTATGCTAGAACTTTTGCTGACAGTATTATATTAACAGATAGTGAATTTAACCCACTGGGTACGTTTATACTTAACACAAGTGTATTAAATCCGACCGACTCCCAGTTTGCGTTAACTAAAGGTAATGATCAGGTTGATGTTCTTGGTATCTCAGACACAACAGTATTAACACCAGGTAAAAATTTTACAAACACCTTTACATTCAGCGAGACTGATAGCTATAGCTTAGGTAAAGGCCTATCTGATACATTTGGTTGCACGGATGTATTGTATATAGATTTTAAAACTTTGGCTGATTCACTAAGTCTATCAGATATACTGAGTAACCATCCTTTCAAAAACAGTAGCGATACAGCGACTGTTTCTGATACTATAAACCTAAGTTTATTTACCGGTGGAATCATGAATGTAATGCCGTTAAATACAATGAGACTAAACTAGGAGTTTAAAAAATGATTAATGATGATTTACGATTAACAGGTGCGCTAACTATTTCACTAAATGGCGTAGTAGTTCAAGAAACAAACAATTTGGTAGTAACGGCAGGTAAAAGCTGGGTAGCTGATAGAATGAATAATGCGAACACAGTAATGACGCATATGGCATTAGGTGTCGGTAGTAACGCAGCGGCTGTTGGAGATACCACATTACAGTCAGAACTTGATAGAAATACTTTAACAAGTACTACTGTTTCAACTAATACAATTGCGTATGGGTGTACTTGGGCAGCTGGTGATGGTACAGGTGCTATTACTGAAGCCGGTATTTTTGATGCTGATCCAGCTGGTGACATGCTTGCACGTACTGTATTTTCAGTAGTTAATAAAGGTGCATCGGACTCAATTACTATTACGTGGACTATCACCATATCTTAATAACCCCTGTTACTTAAAGGAGTACAGCTATGGGCGTAAAGTTTACGAATAATGCATATACAACATTAACTACAACAATATCAGCTGGAGCTACTAGTTTTGATATAGCTTCAGCTGCGTCTTTTCCTGTCCTAGGTGTAGGAGATTGGACCTATGTATCCTTAACTAATGAAGTAGTTAAAGTTACTGCTATAGTGGGACTCACTTGTACATGTGTTGCTGTAGTAGGTGGTCACTCTGCTGGTATTCCTGTTGAACTTAGAATGACAGCAGAATTATTAAATGATTTTGCTGAAGATATTGATTCTTACACTAAAGCTGAATCAGATGCTCTATTAGAAACTGTAGTTGCTAAGGGCACTAGCTTACCTAGTCCTGTCTCAACGGAAGGTAGTTTATTTTATCACACAACCACTGAAGCTTTTTATGTAAGTAGAGGAACATCTTGGCATGAGCTAACTAACCCTGCCGCAGTACCAACAGGAGGAACAGTAACAATTCCTGCTATTGGCGAGGGAAGCACATTTACCTATAACTTAGGTATTGATTTTACAGATGCTGATGATGCTGATACCGCACTACTATACACCTTATCGTCAGGCTCTATGCCCGGTGGTATGACTTTACCTACAGCAGGAAACTCTGCGGTAACGGGTACGGCTGCAGCAGTAAGTAGTAACACTAATTATACTTGGACTATTCAAGCAGAAGATACTGATGGTGGTAAATCTTTTCAAGCTTATCAACAACAAATTAATAATGTCGTCCCTAGTGTAACAGGAGGCACAGTTACTATTCCTGTAGGTGTAGCATCATACGCGTCTTCTTATGATGTTAATGCAAACTTTACATTTGTAACGGGTTCTACATTCTCAGCATTTGCGTTACAGGCTGGAGCACTACCGCCTGGTTTATCTTTGAATACATCAACTGGTATTATTTCTGGTACGAACAATGCTTCTGGAAGTATTATTACTTATAACTTTACTATCAGAGCTACAGATACTGATGGTGACACAGCAGATCAAGTATATAGCTGGGAAATTATCGTAAGTGTTGCTCCTGTTGTTACAGGAGGTACAGTTACTATACCTGCGGTAATTGAAATGCAGGTAGCTACGACTTATGACGTAGATACAGATTTTACTTTTGCTAGTGGGCATCCATTCTCTGCTTATGCACTACAGAGTGGAACATTGCCAGCTGGTTTATCATTAAATACAGCAACAGGTGATATTAGTGGGACTGCATCAGGCGTAAGTAGTAATACTACTCACACTTTCGCTATCAGAGGTAGTAACACTACGGGTACTCATGCAGATCAAGATTACTCTTGGGCTGTTACCCATGTAGCACCAGCGAGCGATGGTGGTACAGTAGCAATACCATGGGCACCTACGTCAGCTTCTACAACGTATGATGTAAACGCTAATTTTACATTTCCCACAGGTGCTGCATTATCTGCTTTCGCAGTACAGAGTGGATCATTACCTACTAATTTGACATTAAATACCTCTACTGGTGTTATCTCAGGTACATCGTCAGCATCTGTAACTACGTATTCATTTACTATCAGAGCAACGGATACGGATGGTGATTTAATAGATCAAGCATATACTTGGGAGTTTAAAGTTCCTCCTACAGGAGAGCAGACGTATTCCAGTGCTGGTACTTATAGTTGGACAGCTCCTACTGATGTCATAAGTGTATGTGTAATGGCGGTTGGCGCAGGTGGAGGTGGTTGTGCTGATAATGGGAGTTATAATAATTCTAGTGGACGGGGAGGCGGATCGGGGTGGAAGAATAATATTGTAGTTGTTCCCGGAACATCTTATACAGCTGAGGTAGGTGCCAGAGGCTTTAACAATCAGGCCCATAATGGAGTTACTAATAATGGTACTCCCGGGGGAGATTCCTATTTTATAAACAGTAGTACCGTTTGGGGTGAGGGGGGAAAATCCGGAGGCGTATGGGCAACAGGCCAGCCTGATCAAACATCTGTATCACAATATGTAGGCGATGGTGGTGGTACCGGCGGGGGGATAGGTCCGAACGGAGGTGGAATGGGTGGCGGTGGCGGTTCAGGTGCAGGTGGACATCAAGGACAGGGAGGCCATGGAGGTGGAGGAAATCCGTGGGGAGGAAACACTAGAACTGGGTCTGCTGGTACAGGTGGTGGTGGAGGAGGAGGAGGCGCTTCTGGTGGTTCCTTTTGTTACGCCAATCAAGGAGCTGGTGGCGGCGGCGGAGGTGGAGGAGTTGGCCTCAATTCCGTAGGTTCTAATGGAACTGCAGGTGCCGTAAGTGCAGCGAACACAGGCGGGTATGGTGCTGGCGGCGGTAGCGGTGGCTATAATGGATCAAATGGCGTTTCTGTCAATAGTAATGGTTATGGAGGCCAAGGCGGTTCAGCTGGAGGTGGAGGCGGTGGCGGAGCATATTGTACAGGAGCTAAGGGCGAAACCGGAGGCGTTGGTGCTGTTAGAATCATGTGGGGGCCAAATCGTTCTTTCCCTAGTAACGCAGCTTAAAATAGATAAATTATAATGAATTGCATGATTTGTGGAGCAAGTGAAGACGAAGCTGTTGAGGTTCATGGGCATAAGCAATGTCAATGTGGACGAATTTTGGACGGGGATTGTTGTCAAGGTAGTCAACAATCTGATACAAAAAGCGTTAACAAAATTTCTTATAGAGAAATGAACCGCCACGAAGTCAGTGTAGCGGCGGCAGCGTCAACTAATCTACCAGTAATGTACTACGATGTATCTTATAGAGGTCCTTCCGGCTGCGTAGGAACACACTGTGCTGTAGAAGCAGTATCTAGTGAAGAAGCTGGAAGGATTTCCTCAATTATATTGTCACAATGCACCACATTTACACCAGCAGATTTTCCTACATTATCTGTAATTCCGTCAAAAAATATACCTATATTGGAGAGTCCTAATGCAATATATAGTTAAACTAGAAGACAATGCGCCAACAGGCCCTATATCATTACTAAGTAATCTAAAAGAAACAAATGAGAATTTTGCTGCGATTGACAAAGACTTTGTATATTCATCTGATTTGGCAGAAATAGGTTATGGTGTATTTATACACAACGACATGCCAGTTAACCAAGACCTAACTAAGCAGTACAAAGAAGTAACTCCTTCAGAACAAGATTCTGATGGCAATTGGTTACAGAAATTTGTACTTGAGGATATTGTCTTTGATACGGATGCTGATAAACAGCAAGCTATAGATAGTACTGCTGCAATAAAAATGTCTAATTTGCGACTTCAAAGAAATAATATTCTTCGGGATACTGATTGGATGGGGGCGTCAGATGTAACAGCAACTGCTGAGATGCTTGCTTACCGTCAAGCGTTACGGGATTTACCAGCTACGGTTAATATAGACGCGATTGTGTATCCTACTGACCCTACTACCCCGGATTACCCAATAATAGAAAATTAAAAATGGGGCGATTACTAATTTATTCAGTATTAATTCTTACCGGGCTTTATTTATTGATCCCTGATCAATAACGAATAAATAACGGATTTGTAGGTATATAATGACTAATGAATTACTTTATTTTTATTGTTATATGTTTAATAGTCTGGACCCCTTCTGTACTATATGCTGTCGATAGTAATACTGTTACTTCTTCTTCAACTGTTAGTTCTTCAACTGTCACTGGTACAACTACAGTAGACAGAACCCCAAGCACGGCTGCCTCCCCTAATGTAATTATAAACAATCAAGATGTGTGTACTACTGGTATTAGTGGTGCGGCGCAATCCGCATGGTTTGGTGTTTCTATAGGTAAAACTATTAGAGACGAAAACTGTGAGAGATTGAAACTTGCACGTTCGCTATACGGTATGGGTATGAAAGTAGCTAGTGTTAGTCTGATGTGTCAGGATACTAGAGTATTCCAAGCTATGGAAATGGCCGGTACTCCATGTCCTATTGATGGAAAGATTGGAGAAGCTGCTAAACAGATATGGGATAAAGAGCCACATCGCAGACCTGATTATGCTGAATGGAGAGAAAAACAAGAAAATAAAGATAAAGTTAAAGAACTAAATACATACCATAGTGATGAGGTACCGGATTGGGATGAAGATTATTAAAATAGGACTAATTATTGCTTTTATGTTATGGGCATTCTTTTCGATTGGAAAAGCAGATGCAGATACAGAAACAACTGTTGATGTAACAGAGAAGAGTGCAGGCGCAACTCACGAATGTACCAGAACTGGTGGTCAATGTAGTGCCGATCCTCGCACCGATATTTGGTCAGATGGTGGGACTGATGATGATGTAGTTTATTGGGATCAACATAATAATAAAGGATTTGAAATTTATAACGAGATTAGTGCATTTTTAACAGAAGAACAAATGCTTGCAGGATTTACTATGGATAGTGCTATTGGTGTTAGAGATAGAAATTCTGTTGGTGGTGATCCATTTAGT